CGCCGGGGACCCCGAACGAGGACGCCGGGGCCGCTGCGCTCCACGCCCGTCAGGCCGCCGCCCGCGCCGCCGCACCGGTGTGGGGTGACGAGCAGGCCGAACAGCTCGAGGTCCGCATCTACGAGGCCAAGGGCAACGTCGACATCCTCCGCTCTCTCTGGAAGTCCGCACAGGGCATGGGAGCCCCGCAGGCAGTCCTTGACCGCATCGCAAACATCAACAAACCGCAGACCACCGAAACGAAGGAGCAGGCAGCATGAGCGCCCAGACTGACGAAACCACCGACGAGATCGTCCAGGTGGACATCAAGGCCGAGAACCTCCGGTTTGTGTTCAAGAAGACCATCGTTGACGTCCTCTCCGCGGAGATCAAGAAGGACCGCGAGGAGCACCTCAAACCGCTGGTGGAGGAGTGGCGCCGGTCCGGGAATAAGTCGTTCTCGGTGACGCTCCCTGACGGGACGAAGATCGGGCAGGTGTCCCTCACGGAGGGATCTGACGCGACCGTCATCGCGGACGAAACGGCGTTCTTCCTGTGGATGAAGAAGAACCACCCGGAGGAGATCGAGACCATCGAGATCCCGGAGAAGGTCATCCCCGCGACGTCGTACGAGCAGGTCAAGCCGGCAGCCCTGAACCGTCTCCTCGAGGAGGAGTTCATCCAGGCAGGCGAGGAGATCATAACGAAGGACGGCGAGCCCGTCCCGGGGATCGAGTTCCTCAAGGCTCCGGAGCCCTCCCAGTTCTCCGTGACCTATGTCGGGGCGAAGGCTGCGGACAAAGACAAGACCAAGCAGAAGCTGTTCGCCGCCTACCGGAACGGCGACCTCGCCCACCTGAACCTCGGCTCCGCACTCCCCCAGATCGAAGCCTGACCATGGCGACGTTCACAAGGACCGAGACGGCGGACCGAATCGACGTCGAATGCGAGGAGTGCAAGATGGGCGTCAACACCTCACAGACGGTCCTCGGCAAGGCGATGGCGGACCAGTTCCCCATCATCCACAAGTGCTTCAAGCCGAGGAGGAAGCGGTGAGCCTCGAAGTCATGAACCCGGTCAACATCGAGCAGCGGATCCGGGACATCAGCGCCAGGATCGCTAACTCGGCGTCGGTCTGCAACGACCGGTACGTGGCTTTCCTGACCGCGGACCGGGAGTATGACCAGGCGTTCGCTGCGGCCTACATGGCGCATGAGGGCCCGGCGCACGAAAAGAAGTACGGCGCCGAGCTGGCGACCGTGACGCAGCGGGAGGCCCGGGATGTCACGGACGCCGCCTACAAGTATGCGGACCGGCTGGCCAAGGCTTTGGAGTCTGAGCTGCGGGCTTATCAGTCCATCGGGGCGAGCGTCCGGGCGATGTTCGGGGTGGCCGGCCGGGGCGAGTCGTGAACGGCCGGGCCTTCGCTCTATACCTCGCGAGGGACATGCACTGCCCGTGCGGGTGTGTGGGGTTCGAGGATACGTTCGTCCCGCAGCACCGCATCAACCGCGGCATGGGCGGCTCCCGGGTGCTGGACCGGCCGGCGAACGTCCTGGTCATGTGCTCCCGCATGAATGGCCTGATCGAGTCTGACCCCAAGTTAGCGGAGGTGGCTCGTGAGTATGGCTGGAAGCTGTCCCGGTGGCAGGCCCCGGAGGACGAACCATTCTTCGACCTCGCCACCGGGCAATGGAACCTCATCGACAACCTTTATCACCGAGTAATCACCCAGAAGAAGGCGGCGTGACTATGACAGACCCCAAGGAACTATGGGATGCCCGGCGGTCAGCGGCCCGCTCCGTGCTGGAGACGCAGCTCAAGCACCACACCCGTGAGGCCCAGGAGGCGAAAGCCTCGGTCGTTTACATGGACGGCTGCCCGCCAAGCGAAGGGCTCCACCTCGCGATTCGAGTTACGGAGCAAACCGTTTTTACCGGTCGGCAGTTCGACGGCGTTTTCCACGACAAGCAGGCCCAGCATTACCAGCGCAGCATCGACGCTATCGACGCACTGACGTACAAGGAAGAGGAATAGACATGGCCGGCGAAACCACAATCACAGTCATCGGAAATCTGACCAACGACCCGGAACTTCGGTTCACTCCCAGCGGCAGCGCGGTGGCGAACTTTTCCATCGCGTCCACCCCGCGCACCTTCGATAAGCAGTCGAACGAGTGGAAGGACGGCGAGACGCTGTTCCTCCGCGCATCAGTCTGGCGCGAGGCGGCCGAGAACGTGGCCGAGTCCCTCACGAAGGGCATGCGCGTCATCGTAGAGGGCCGGCTCAAGTCCCGTTCCTACGAGACCAAGGAGGGCGAGAATCGGACCGTCATCGAGCTGGAGGTCGACGAGATCGGCCCGTCCCTCAAGTACGCGAACGCTAAGGTCAACCGCACCCAGCGCTCCGGGAACGGGCAGGGCGGGCACTCCAACGGCGGCGGGCAGTCCCAGCAGTGGGGCGGCAACCAGACGGCCAGCACCGGGCCCTCCCAGGACACGTGGGGCAACGGGCCGGCCGCCGACACCGAGCCCCCGTTCTAGCCATGGGTAAGCCGAAGGGCGAGCACGCAACATTCCGGACGGACTGTGAACGCTGCGGTGAGGAGCGCACGGTGACGAACGGCAGGCCGGACCCGCACACCTGCAGGGACTAGGCACACGAGGGGTCAGGGACTACGGTTCCTGGCCCCTTTTTCTGTGACCGGGCGAGTAGGTACTCGTGGGAGGAAGTTACGAAGCAACTAGGTAAATAAGTACCGACACGCCTCAAGAACTAGGTAGTTTTTACGAAGTTTCTAGGTAACTTGATGTAAGATAGACCTAATGCTGAACACAGCAGAAAGGCCGCCAGAGCGGGAACTCTGACGGCCTCGAAACCCACTATTTGAGGAGTGGAACTGGGATGAACTCTATCGTGCCCGAAACACTTAACGCAATGGAAGCCGACCTCCAGCTTTTGGCCGGAGCCGCCGCCGCCTTCGAAGCCGGCAAGCAGGTCCGCAAGCAGGCCGCTAAAACCTCCCGCCGCAACGGCACCCCCTACCGGGTCATCGCCCAAGGCCTCGGAGTGTCCGTCAACCGTGCGTACACCCTCGTCAACGAGGACGCGGCATGAGCGCCGCGTACTACCAGGACGATTACGTCACCCTCTACCACGGCGACTGCCTGACTGAGCATCGCGAATGGCTCGAGGCAGACGTGTTGGTCACAGACCCCCCGTACGGCAGGGCATGGAAGCAGGGCAACCTCAAGGGGCACGCCCGTAATGACTCGAGCGCAGGAATCGCCAACGACACAACGACGGGCGTCCGCGACGCCGCCCTTGAGGCTTGGGGTAAGGCCCGGCCGGCCATTGCGTTCGGCGACCTGATGCTGGCACCTCCGGCGAACACCAAGCATGTCCTGATCTACCACAAGGACCCCACCTCAGGCCTGCGCGGAGCCATCGGCGGAATCCGTAGGGACACTGAAGCCATCTACCTGATCGGCAAGTGGCCCAGCGGAATCGGCGGGCGGACGTCAGTGTTCGCAACCGGCCAGATGATCAGCGGCAGTCACGGCATTGTCGCCAAGGCCGGAGGGCACCCCCACACCAAGCCCGGTGACGTTATGGGCGCCCTTATTGGGCTCACTGAGGGAACTATCGCAGACCCGTTCGCCGGGGGCGGCAGTACGGCCGTCGCGGCCAAGCTTATGGGTCGCAAGATCATCGCCGTGGAACTGGAAGAGAAGTACTGCGAGATCATCGCCAAGCGGTGCGCCCAGGAAGTCTTGGACATCTTTGGCGGTGCGGCATGAGGCGCGGCATTCCCGTGTCCCGTGAGGCCCTGGACCGGGCCGGCAAGCTCCTCGAGGACGGCGCGTCACAGCGTGAGGTAACCCGCACGACGGGGATCTCGCGGATGACGCTCCGGAAGTACTTCCCCGGGCTGTGCTGGACGTTCAAAGACGGCGGCGACTTCCGGGCGCTGACCAAGAGCGCAGACGTCAAGATCCGGGGGGCCGCCTGATGGCGTATGTTTACCGCGGCACGAAACTGGACGCCCTCGAACCAGAGCCGGTCCGCCGTGCACCGGGCGTGTTCAACCCGGACCGGTGCGGGACGACGTCCGGGTACAACCAGCATCAGGTGCACGGCACCCCGGCGTGCCGGCCCTGCAAGGACGCCCAGTCCGAGTACCGCCGGGCCTATTACGAGCGGATCGGCGGACGCCCACGGGTCAAGGCCCATTCGGACCGGAAACGCGGCACGGGGAAGGCGCCGAAGAACGGCACCGGCTGCGGGACGTACAACGGCCACGCGGCGCATAAACGCGACGGAACCCCGGCCTGTGATCCGTGCAAGGCTGCGGCTCGGGAGTATAAGCGTGTCCGGGAGCAGGCCAAGGCTGTTGGTGCGGCTAAGGCCGTGGCCGTGTTCGACCCGTCACGGTGCGGGACCCGCGCCGGTTACCAGCAGCACTACCGCCACAGGATCCCTGCGTGCCTGCCATGCCGCTCGGCCAACGCCGAACACGGCAGGACCTGGCGTGCCAAGGCGGTGGCCGCCTGATGGCTTGGTTCAAGATGGATGACGGCTTCGCGAACTCCAAGCCCGTGCTGCGCATCCCGCGCCGCTACCGGCTCCAAGCCGTTGGGCTGTGGGCGTTGGCCGGGACCTGGTCCGCGAAGGAAGAGACGGACGGCTTCATCCCGGAGTACGTCCTTGAGGAGCTGTGCGGGACCCCGGGCGTGGCCAACCAGCTCGTCCAGGCCGGCCTTTGGGAGATCGTGAAGGGATCCTCCAAGGATCCTGTTGGGATCCTGTCGGCAGTCTCCGACGATCCTCAGTTGCCCGGCTGGGTGTACCGGAATTGGAGCAAGTACCAACCTACGAAGGCGGAGTTGGAAGAAAACCGCGAGAAGGAGCGGATCCGAAAGGCGAATTACAGGAAGTCCCAGCGGGACACCCGCGGGACAGAATCGGGACAGACGGAGGGACACCAGCAGGAGTCCGAACACCCCGACCCGACCCGACCCGACCCGACCCCTAAAGAAGAAGCTAAAGCTTCTTCTAGCGAGATCCGGGAAGACGTGAACCAGCTCTGCACCGTCCTGGCTGACCTCATCGAGGCCAACGGCTCACTGCGGCCGGAGATCACCAAGACGTGGACGGATGAGGCCCGGCGCATGATCGACCTCGACGGCCGGGAGCCGGCGAAGACGGAGAACCTGATCCGCTGGTGCCAGGGCAACGCGTTCTGGCGGAAGAACATCCTGTCCATGACGAAGTTCCGGGCCAAGTATGACCAGCTCCGGCTGGCCGCCGTGGAGGACTGGGAGAAGAACAAGACCGGGACCTCACCGGACGGGCTGATCGACGTCGACGCGGTCCTCGGCCGGGACCTCTGGTCCCCCGGGACGCCGCCGCCCGGGCTGGGCGTGGCCGAGGAAATTGAGTGGAAGAAGCAGCAGCGGGCCGCGCATAAGGCGGAACGTCTCGAAGAAGCGAAACGAAAGTTGGGGGTAGCGGCATGAGCGACAGGACACCACGGCAGGACATCGACGCCGAGCGGGCAGTCATCGGCGCGGCCATGCTAGATGGGCGGGTCCTGGAGGACATCAACCTCAAGGGCGAGGACTTCTACCGGCCCCAGCATGAGCAGTTGTGGGACATGATCCTCACCGAGTCACGTGCCGGGCGCCCTGTGACCCCGCTGGCGCTGGTCCAGAGGCTCATCACAGCCCCGATCGTCGGCCTGGAGCCCACGTACCTGCACGAGTGCATGGAAGCGGCCCCTGTGCGGGCTGCAGTGCCGCACCACGCCTCGATCATCACGGGCCTCGCACGGCTCCGGAGGCTCGCCGATGTCGGGGCGAAGCTGCAGCAGATGTCCCTGACGTCCGGGTGGGACGAAACGGAGCAGGTCCTGGACGATGCCCGGGCGGTGCTGGACGCTACCGCGAACGAGGCGACCGGGATCCGGGTCCGGACGTTCGCTGACGCGCTGGAGGCCGCCATTGACCTGTGGTCATCGCCGAAGGGCAAGTCGTACCCGACGGGCTGGTCTGATCTCGACCGGAAGTTCAACGGCGGCTGGCACCCCGGGCAGCTCACGATCATGGGCGCCCGCCCCGCGGTGGGTAAGTCGCTGGTGGCCGGCTGCGCAGCGGTGGCGGCGACGGGCTACGGGGTGGGGTTCTTCTCCTTGGAGATGAAAGAACACGAGGTGGTCGGGCGCATGACGGCCGCTTCGGAAGGGGTGGACCTGCACCACCTGAACTCGTTCGAGCTGACGGAGGCGGACTGGTCCAAGGTCGCACGGCTCAGGGCCAAGTCGGCGGAGTGGCCGGTCTACATCGAGGAACTGTCACGGACAACGATGGCGCAGATCCGGGCCACGGTGCGGACGTGGAAGCGCCGCGGCCCTCTCCCGCTGGTGATCATCGATTACCTGCAGCTGGTGGCTCCGGCGGACACGAGGGAGCAGCGGGAACGGCAGGTCGCCCGGATCGCGGAGGACTGCAAGCATCTCGCCAAGGAGTTCGACACGCACGTCCTGGCACTGGCGCAGGTGAACCGCGGCTCCACGCAGCGTGCCGACACGCGGCCGACCATGGCGGACCTCCGGGAGTCCGGCGGCATTGAGGCGCACGCGGACAACATCATCCTGCTGCACCGCGACGATGAGGAAATGGAGGGCGAGATCGAGTTCATCATCGAGAAGAACAGGCACGGCGAAACGGGGAAGATCCGGCTGGCGTGGCGGCCGCACTTCGCCTCGGTGAATTCCATGGCTTCGGAGCCTGGCGACTTCCGGCACGGCATCGCATGAGGCAGTCGGTGTTCACGGTGGAGGCTCCGGCGGACTGGATCAATTCGAACCAGCGGTTGCACCGGATGGCGGTGGCGAAGCTGACGAGGTTGTGGCGGGAGGCCGGGCATGATGCGGCCGCCGAGCATGGGTGGGAGCCGTACGCGGGGAAGGTCCATATCGTGGCGCATATCTGGAAACCGCGGGCCGGCAGGTATGACCCGAACAATCTGTGGCCCACGGTGAAGGCCGCGATTGACGGGGTGGTGGAGGCCGGGCTGATCCTGGACGACGACCACGAGCACGTCCTCGGACCGGACATGAGGCATGGCGGGAAGGGTGCTCCGGCGTTGGTGATAACGATCAAAGAAGTTGGGTAAAGTTACGCGGTTCACTTGGTAAGTTCTAGTAACTTTGGTAAACTTAGGGAACAAAGTAAAAGCCCCGCGGATGCGATGAACATCCCGGGGCGACGACCGGAGGGTAAGTCCGATGAATACAATGTTAGCAACACCAGAGCGTGAGGCCGCCCGTCTTTGGCGCCACCTCCAAGCCGCCGGCCGCCGAGTGCGAGCCGCCCGCGCCAGGGTCGCCAAGCACCGCACTCTGGAGAACATGACCGCCGCCGCTGAACTGGCCGCCGGTTACGCCCGCATGGAAGCCGCCTACTACGAGACCCTCTCCGAGGTGGCGTGATGCACCACCACAGCCTCAGTGAGGCTCTCGCTCTTGCCGAGTCGCTGTCTGATGACGGGCCCGACTGGGCGCAGGTCCGGGAACTCCGCGTCCAGCTCCGGGCGCTCCTCAAAGACCAGGAGGCCGCGGCGTGAGCAACGACCCAGACGAACGCGCCGCTGATCTGCTGCGACGCGGCTACGTGGAGGTAGCCGAGATTGACAGTCTGCATGTGGGCGACCGCATCCGGCACTGGAATGAGCAGTACCCCACCGCCTACCAGAGTGGCACGGGGAGCATCGAGCGGATCTTCCATCGGCCCTCCCCTAGCTTCGAACGCAAGTGGGGCACCAAGGACGTCGAGCTGATCATCAGGCGTGACCAGCCGCGCTTCGGCCCGGACGATACGCACGCGTACGTCGCCAACTACCACGTGACAGGGGTGCCAGCATGACCGCCACAGCAGCCGCGACCGCAATCCCCAGCGAGGAAACGTTCGGTCTCCGGCACAACCAGGACCGCCTGATCGCGAAGCTCCGGCAGCTACCCCCGGACCTCCTCGCCACCATCACGACACGCACCAAGGAGCACACAGCATGAACGCCCGCGACGAACTGACCACGCTGATCCTTGGCAAGACCGCTCCGCGAGCCGCCGACGCGATCCTCGAAGCCGGTTACCGGAAACCCCGCGCCATCACGACCTACGAAGAGCTGGCTGCCCTGTTCGCTGCCGACGTGAACGCCGTCGTGATGGATGAGGATGGTGTCGTTTTGCAGAATTTGGCGGGCGGATGGAAGTCTCCCGGCTCGGACATGTTCATGCACTCCGACCTCGCATTCCATGTCTACGGACCGACGTTCACCGTCCTGCACGAAGGTGGCGTGGCGTGACCGCCCCGGCACTCCCCCGCACGACGGTGGAGACAGCCCGCGCTGATCTTGCCCGTGCGGAGGCTGAGCATACGCGTCTTGTGGGTGTGGCGGTGTCCCGGTCCAACCGTCCGGGCGAGCACGACTCGTGGGCGGATGTGCGGACCGCCGCGGGAGTCGTACACCAAGCCCGCGCCACACTCGCACGAGCCGAGGAGGATCAAGCATGAGCCCGGTACGTGTCCAGCGCAAGCGCACCAAAGGCTGGCGGATGCCCGAGAACACCGTCTACGTCGGGCGTCCGGGAAGGTGGGGCAATCCCTACGCTGTCGGCGACGAATCCGCATTCATCGGCGGAACACCCGTGCTCGGCATCGAAGAACCGCTGACAGGGGCAGACGCTGCAGAACTGTTCCGCCTCGCATTGGCCAGCGATGAACTGGACTTTACTGTGAACGACGCCCGCGCCGAGCTGAGAGGCAAGAACTTGGCGTGCTGGTGCCCGCTAGACGAGCCGTGCCACGCCGACGTACTGCTCGAGTTGGCGAACCGACCATGACCAACTTCGCCGCTGATATGGCTGTGAAGGCCGCGCACGGCCTGACCCTCACCCAGTGGAACCGCCTCACCGAACAGGAGCGCCGACACCTGCGCGACACCGTCACCACCGCCCCACACTTCCAGGAGAACCAATGAGCAAGCGCGACCATCCATCAGGCCGGGTCCCCAGGGTCCTGTACTTTCTGGACGTCACCACCCGCGGGAAGCTGAAGTACAGGCAGAAGGGTGGAGGTAAGTTCACACAGCGTTCTGCCGCCGAAACAGCGCAGGGATACCTGAAAATGCAGGGCATCGAGTCCGTGCTGTACGAATCCAAACCCATCGAATGGGTGGAGGTGCCCGAATGACCGACCTAACTGCCCGACTCGACGCGATCCTCAGCGAACTGTCCGCCCGTGAGGACAGGTGGAAGATGGCGTGGGAGAGCGGCGAAATGACTCATGAAGAGGCATCCTCGGCAGCGCTCGAAGATCGGTGGGCGTACGCGCAGCTTGCTGACCTGTTGGTCCTGGCCCGGGAACAACAAGCCGCGATAGACGCCGTCCGGGACTTCATTGGGTGGTGTGACGCCGCAGCAAGCCGCGAGGAAGAGTTCTACTCCAAAGGCAAGATCTCCGCCATAGTCACCGCCGAGCGACTCCGGGAAGCGCTGGAGGCCAAGCCGTGACCGGGATGATCGGCTACTTGCTGAACACCGCCTGCGCAGTGTTCTTCATCTGGAGGGCGTCAGAGGCGAATGACCGGGGCGCG